TTGTGCGTATGGGCCTACCAGTACTTTATTGACCAGCTTGGTCCCATGGCGCGCTTTATCGCCACTCCGGCGTTGCGCGCTGCTTTCCCCGAGCTCGCCAAGTTGGACTTCCAGTTTGGTCCTCAGCCTCAGTCTTCCTTCTCATGGCTATCCATGGTCATGAAGTTCGTTTTTGGAGTGTCCGTGCCCATTTCCCTTCCCGCTTTCCGCTCAGGAGTTACCGCTCTTGGTTGGATCGCGCAAAATGGTTATGCTCTTCTTTCCACTATCCTCGGATACATCACGGGAGTCCCATATCCCATGAACTTGTTCGAGCAGGAGATCCTCACCCATTACGAACGCATCCACGACCTTGCTACGAAGGTCTCTTCCATGTCAGCAGTTGCTTTGAGAGTATCTCCTGACACTACTGTTCAGTACACTACCGAAGCCGAATGGTACAAGACCTTTCTCATTAAGAATGCCAATAATATTGGTAAGCTTCATGGAGGGTGGTCGACTATCTTTTCCAACATGTCTCGACTACTTGAGACTATTGGCGCCAAGGTTAAGCCCGCTGCTCGCCTCCGAGGCAATCGTCCTGTTCCTGTGATGGTTAACTTCTGGGGTGCCCCTGGCGTCGGTAAATCGACCTTCATCAAGGAGTCTTTCCTGCCTGCCGTCCATCGTGAGCTTGGTCTCATTGGTGTCATACCCGCTGATGAATACCAAGAGCCCAAACACACTTGGACGAAGAACATGGAGGAAGAGTATTGGGATGGATTTTGTTCCCAGACTATGCACTATCTTTTCTTTGATGACATATATCAAGTGAAGAAAGTCGAGTCCAGGACGATGATCTCATCTACCCTTATCTCCGTGGTCAATTCCGCCGCTTACAACCCGCCCATTGCTGATATGAACCAGAAAGGAGTCACTCCCGTTGAGTCCCTTTTGGTCGTTTCTTCCTCAAACGAGAATTGGGTGGCCAACCCTCACGACTTTGGTATTACTGATACTAAGGCCGTTACTTCTCGCGTTATGTTTAATGTTGAGGTGAAGCGTGCTAAGGTTGGCCTCCTTGACAAGGAGGACTTCGTCTTCCACATCACTGGTAGCGAGATTAAGCGCGAAGGACGTGTTGTAACTGATTTTACAGCGTCCGAGCTCCTTGGTCTTGTTGTCAATGCCATCTACGAGGCAGTCATACATTCCCATGTTAAACCCACGCCCCTTCAGCCCTCCCCTCATTCATTTGATGTGGTCGGACCGCGTGGTCAGACATTCACTGCCAGACCAGGTCTTCTTGAGATTATTGGTCCCGACCCCTTCGATGCCAAACCCCAAGGGTACTACTATGATCAATTGATGGTTTTTGCTGCTATCAACATTCCCCTGTCCCTAATTGGTCTCCTTTGCGACTGTATTATTAAAGAACACATACGTGGTCTTCCATATGGTCGCGAGCAAGTGATCCAATACTTCAAGAGTTATGTTCTCACTCTAGCCTTTTGGAAGGGTGTGAGCATTGCTTATCATGCCATCTTCCCAGCACCCGCTGCTGCTCCGGAAGAATGGGGTGCTCCTGGCGCTAATTTCACGCTGGAAGCCCCTCTCGATGATGAGCTCACTCTTTCTAAGTGGCCTGCTCCCAACCCTCTGACTACAGGAGAACCCGTCGAACCGCAAGGTAAGATGGGCGACACCTGGTCCATGAAAGATGGTAAGAAAGGAAAGAACAAGGATCATTTGCGCGACATCAGACCTAAGTTACGCAAGATGAAGCATCGTGATGACTACGACGATGTCGACTACCAAGCCGGTCCCGAGGTTAACGCCTCTCAGCTTTGGAAGTCTATTTCTACGGATCTAGGATCTGTCACTGTCGTCACCTCTGAGTTCTCCAAGTACAAATGTTTCATGTTTGGACTTAAGGACCACAAGTGGATCATGCCTTTACATATGATCATGGCTTGTCAACGCTTTGAGTTCGCTCGCACCTATAACGGCGTGCCCATTGCCATCGAGTACAAAGACTTTTATGACGTGTGTCAACCGCAAGTCCTATCCGTTGGCGTTGATCAAGTCGATGCTGTGATCGTCACTCTCGAGATGCTTCCACCTGTTAAGGACCGTCGTCGCCAATGGTGTCCTAAGCTGCCCCAGTTCCCACGCATCGTGCGTTTTTATCCTCGTATGGAACGCATTGACGGCAAGGATACTGAGGTTGTTTGGGTCAGCATTTCTGAGCGCACCAAGTATGTTTCCGGTTATGGATACAACTTGGGAGTTCAGGATATGTTCAACGAAGGTGGTGATTGTGGACTTCCCGCCATTGATCTCTCTACCGGTCTCATCTGCGGCATTCAAACTGCCGGTAATGAGCGAAAGAGGGAGTCATTCTTTACGACTTTTCCACAGTCCACCTTCGATATCCTCGGTCCTTCCGCTCAGTGCTCAGTCCAGGACTCCTTCCTCCCTACCATAACTTCTGTGGGGGGTAGGTCAATCCCTGGAACGAGCGCTGTTGGAAAGGTAGACTCATGCTATTACAAGCATGTCAACAGCAAGACCGCACTTACCCCCTCGCGCCTCTCACTCCCCTGGCCGAAGGAGTCAGCTCCTGCTCGTCTTATACCTTTCGAGCGTGAGTTGCCCGACGGTACCACCGAGTGGGTTAGCCCGTTACAGATCGCTAACTCCAAGCTCGGCGCACGTCCTACTATGGTCTACAATAAGGATCTCCCTAACCTTATAGACCATTACTTGCTTCCTCGAACCCCTCCCCATGTTAAAGCCCAAATTGCCACCTGGGAAGAAGCTGCCTTCGGCAGTGAAGCTTTGTCCATTCCCCCTTTGGACAAAGACACCTCCGTTGGTCCTTACTTCCGCTCTAAGGGCTTGAAACAACGATCCGATCTTCTTGACTTCGATGAAAAGAAGCTCAGACCTGTTCTTCAACAACGTTGCGATGAGATTTGGGACGCACTTGATCGTGGTCCCATACCGTTGTGGGTTGAGGCCGATCTGAAAGATGAACTCCGTGACTTGGAACGCGTCGCTCTTGGTAAATCCAGACTCTTCTATGTCATGGACATTGCCTTTCTGATCGTCCAAAACCGCTTGTGTGGCAACTACGCCTCGCTCATCAAAGCTGATCCCACTATCGGTACGTGTGCCGTTGGTATTAATCCTACTTCCATTCAATGGGGTCAATTGCGTAAACGCTTTGAGATCCCTGGTAATTTGTGGGCTTTTGATATCAAAGGCTACGACATCCACATACGTAGTCCTTCTCTCCTTCGTTGCGCTGATGCTCAAAATCAACGCATGGTAGTTGAGCAACGTCGAGTTCAGAATATGTACTTGAGTCTTGGACTCCAGTTTCACGTTCAAAATTCGATGATGTACCACGTCGGCGATATCAATCCCTCAGGCCATATCATGACTTCTATTGTGGGCTCAATGGTCAATACTGACTGTATATCCACTTTTGCCCATGTTAAGAACCTGGAGGTTGACTTCACCACCTATTCAGATGACAACATCATCATTCACCCCTTCAAGAACGGCGTTTCCCAACGGCCCGTTATCAAGGAGTTCTGCGAACACGCAGAGAAGAACTTCGGACTTATTTACACTAGCGTTGAGAAGGACGACAACTTGGCTGAGATCACTATCAGTCAGGCTGAATTCTTGTCGCGCAACTTTGTTCCTCGAGATGGCCTAGTGTGGGCTCCTCTTCCTAAGTCCACCATCAGGGCCATGCTCCAATGGGTTCGTTCAGACACCTCCGAGTCCGAGGTTGAACAGATCCGCCAGAGGTGTAGCTCTGCTCTTCTTGAGGCTCTTCAGCACCCCCCTTCCTTTTATGAGGAGATAAAGGAGGGTGTTCTTAACCTCGCGAGCGAGTATCACTTCAACCCCAAGGTGCTCCCTTACGACTCTATGCGTGCTGTGCTTATAGCACAGCATTACTCTGCGTAGATGACGTGAGAGAGCACCCCGGGTGTGGGCAGACCCTACACTACGCTCATTTGGTCCATGAGCGTAACAATTGTTCCGACCGACGCGGTGCGTCCTTGTAAAAACACCCAAATTCCTGTCTCGCACTATATCAGTCTGTGTGGGAAGGTCCGGGGTGTAACCCGGATCCGGCAGTGAGTTTAACTGTACTTGCTGCTTATGGATTTCAACAGTTTCTGACAATCAAACTCTTACTACTGAAATGCAACCTGGAGACAATTCCATTGTTCAAGCCAATCTTACTGAAATGGCCAATACTCTCCATGTTGAACCTGTGGATCCCATTCCCCACCCTCTTTCTCTTCCTGATCAAACCCCAGTTCAAATGCTATCACGTTTGCGTCAACTTGCCAAGTTTAATTGGCAGGTAAATGCACCCGGTATCCTTTGGTATGGAGATTTGGAGGATTTGCTCCGCAATAATGACGAGCACTCACCCATCTTGAAGCAGTATAGATTGTACCGCAGCAACTTCAAACTTGCGGTTCGTATCAATACCAATCAGTTTTATTCCGGATCTTTGTTAGTTACCTGGTGGACAGGAGACAGAACTTATGGAGAGTTTCGCCAACAACGCGCTCTCCTTAATCCTGTCGTCCTCTCTGCCTCTACGCAACAGACCGCCGAGATTGATATTCCCTATGCATGGCCCCAAGATTTTCTGAATACTTTTGGCACCTTTCAGCCGAACGCTCCCTCTCAAAATCTTCACGTCGTCGTAGAGGTATTGACCCCTCTATATCCTTCTTCTCCAACTTTGCCGGACACCCTGGAGGTGCAAATATTTGGCGCCTTCCGTGATCCTCTTCTCCAATTCAATCAAGACCAGCGTAATGCCAGTCCGCCCCCTACGGCGCTGCGCACTGCACCTGGTGTCACCCATCAGTCTAAGATGGTAATGAATATCGAGAGCAAGGGTAAGAATGGAGGTCGTAAACTAACCTCTACTTTTGCCCCTTCGCCTATTGTTGATGCCTCTAAGCGTGGAGATGGTACTTCTGTGCCCTTCTCTTCCGCTGCGCCAACATTGGCCTCTATCCCGATAATTGGCACGTTCGCTGGTGCTCTTTTCGATTTGCTCAAAATCGGTACGAGTACTGTCAAGGACCTTGCCCCCGTGGCCTCTTCATTGGCCCCCTTGGTCCCATTGTTACTCGACAAACCTGAGCAATTGAAAGACACTGAACGAGCTTATCTTACCGTTGATTCTGATAATTTTGCTTCCGATGTAGCTGATACTTCTGTGTCCGCAACATTTTCGAAGAAGAATTATCTCCGTGCGATGAGTGATTCTGGTGTTAAGCTAGGTACTTGGACTTTGGCTCAGTATGCTAGTCTTCCCGGTCTTCTTGCTGTCAGCAACTTTTCTTTAGTTGATGATGGTTATTATTATGAACCGTGGGACGGTGCTACTCCTCTTTCACAAATGATGTATCGATTCAATTTGTGGAAGGGCTCTGTCAAATTCAAGTTCCAGTTTTTCGCCGGTGCTTTCACATCCGCTAGGCTTGCTCTTACCTTGTTGCCTTACAATGATCTCGCCCTCACTCCCTTCAATCCTGACGACTACATAGTCAGGTTTATTGAAGTTAAGGGCGATACCACTGTTGAGGTTACTATTCCCTATGTGGCCCAAACCACGTGGTGGGACCTCGAGCAGGAACTTCCCTTTAAGCTCCAGCTCCGTCTTATTTCTCCTATCACTGGATTTGATGCCGCTTCCGATCCTTTCCTTCCTTGTGCCGTCTGGATTTCTGGAGGTGATGATATCCAATTTGCCAACCCCGTCTATTATCCCTTGGATTATGACGGAGCTGCGCCTCTTGGCCAATTCATCAATCCCCCCCCTCTCGGTGTAACCAAGCTGTCTACAGCCTCCCTTGACAAACTGCGTCCAAGTGCTACCAAGGTCGCTCCTGGTGTTAAGCACCAGTCTGCTATCCAAGAGGACTTTCACAAACGCTTTCCACCTATAGTGGATGACTGCAACTTTACTATTGACAATGGTCGTGTGTGTAGTGATGTTCCTGTCACTTTCAATGATCTTATCAAGAGGTATTATAAGTATGACGGACCTACTCCTATTATTAGGTTCGATCAGCTTCGCTCCTCCAGATCTATGGACGAGTGGTTGAAGTTGTTTGCCGTATTCCGTGGAGGATATCGTGTGAAGGTCGCGTGGAATGAGGAACTCTCTCCTGGAGAAATTCCGTATGCCCACGTCGGCACTGAAACTGCAATTGACGACGCAGGTACCGTTCTTGGAGGGTGGAATGGTCTCATGTCAGTATCCCTCCCTTGGAACACTACTGTTCCTTGGATGTTCTGGGACGACGGTGGCGGATTTCTCGCCAACGAAATGTTCCCAGTCGTAATGGCCCCAGGCTCCCATGAGTTTGGGTTCGTTATGATGTCTTGCCGAGACGACGTCGAGCTGGGCATGCCTGTTTTGCCCTTGCCCGATCCTTCGGCACCCGTACGCTTGAGTCAGCGCCAAAAGCGCGTCCAGGTTCACCACAATATTCGTGGAACCGATGCGGGTCATTAACC